CGAATTCTTCATACGATTAGCCATCTTCTTAATAACTTCGGAGCCTACATAGGGTAGGCCCTTCTCCATACGCAGAACATCTCGGGTAAGACAAGCCTGTAAAAGCACGTGGCTGAAATCCTTTACACGAAAATTGACTTCACCATCAAACAGACGCTTAATACGCTTAGGCATCTTCTGTTCTATATGAGTATTATCCACAATTACATCATGGCCACCAGCAACGGCCGAAAGAATAGCCGTATCCTGAACCTTAAGAGCAGTTTCCTCCAGCTCCTTACTCCAGCCAAGACCAGTACCGCTACTGAAACCGAAGCCTAACATGTCACGAATATCATCCATGTTTACTCGAACGAAATTGGCGGAAGGATCTATTGTCTGCTCTCCGTCCTTCCAGTGTCCGACCATACGCTTAGCCCACGTACTTTTACCGCTTGCTGGAAGTCCTCTGGTCAACCAGATTTCCGTCATTGCTTTCCTCTCAATTAGATTTTCTAAAACTCTTTACAATATTCTCAATTGAATTCCTATTAGGAGATTCAGGAAGAACAGTAGTTGCATTATTCCACTTGATTTCAAATTCTTCTAGAACTGAACGACCATATCTGGGGTCAGCGGCTACCTTTTCTCCAAACTCATGGTACATAGCAGGATCGTCTACCTTGATAGGCAACTCCCCTTCTGTATACAGAGTGTACCCCTGATTGAGGAGCCTGAGCAAGTGTCTGGCATGCTTCTTCGTGCGCTTCTTCAGGTCAGATCCGAAGTCTCCTCGGTCCTCTAGCCTAGTCAGTTGAGACTTAGCATAGCCTAGGTACGCATCCTTGACAAGCTGGGCAGACAGGAAGTTCTTTGCCATCATACGCAAAAGAATTCCTTCTGGAGTATGAAGCGTAATAAGCTCTTCCGGAATCCATAAGAGTTCTGTGATTGTAGGGTTGCACTTCAATGCCAGGCGGCAGAACTTACCCAGCTCATGTAAAGTTCTATCTGGATTAGTTGTAACTATAGAAAAATCCTTTTCGGTCCACAACTTAAGTCCATAGAAATCTTCTGTGGGCTGGATATAAATTCCTAATTTGTCAATGTCGGATTCTGGGGTGGTAAGCCCGTAAGCAGTAGATCCTACAATACCCTCAAGAATTATCTGGTTCATCTGCACTCCATTCAAAGAAATTCTTTATATAAATTACTGCGTAGACTATACAAACAATAATAAAACTGTACTGTGCTGTGAAGAAAGCATAGACAATCCACAGCAATTGATAGAGTGTGCCTAATGCCCAACCCCACCGGTTCTTCTTTCCTGATATGTATACTCCGACAATACCTATTGCTGCAAGTATCCAACTCAGTATTTCCATATTCCTCCTTTGTAAGATAAATTCAAAAGGGCCTACAGATTACTGTAAACCCCATTGAGTTGACCTTATTCGGCTGCCGCAGAATTATATCCGCTCTCATAGCCGTCTTCGTAACCAGAATCATAACCATCAGATCGGCCATTCTCATAATCATATTCATGATCTTGCTCTGCTGAATCGTAACCTGCCTCATGAGAAACATCCAGCGCCGTTTCAATTAGGTCTGCCAAAGCCTCATCAAGACTGTCATAAGTGGAAGGCCAAACAATTGAGTACTCCTTCACCAATGCCCGAATATCCGCAACTACGTTCCATCGATCCACCATTAGAACTCCTTATCCGCATTGTATTTGATTTCAAACTCGTCAAGTAGATCACTTACTGTACTAGCAGAACTCTCAAAATCCTCATAGAGTTCAGCCATGTCCGCCCAAGCTTCCTTAAGCTCATCGGGAACATCATAGTCTTCAACATCTCGCATACCGTAGTCTAGTACTCCGGCAATGCCGCCTTCCCATTCGATCTTTCCTAAAAGATCATAAATATTATAAGATTCTTGCATACTATTTCCTAGTCTTTCTGGTATCTGGACCCAATAGCGGGTAAGTTTCAAAAGCATCGTGACGAAAACTCTCAAAAGAATCTCCGTATACTCCACGCATCATATCAGGATCAATATTGGTGGTAACAATAGTAGGTCGAGCCGCTTCATACCTTACACGAAGAAGCTCGTGTAGGGAACTTTCCGTAAAACCAGAGGCAGTACGATGCTCTTGTCCAATATCATCTAGAACCAGAGCATGGGACAACTCTGCAAGTTTCAACATACGCCTGGCAATTCCAGTACGCTCTGTCTCTTCCTTTGTAAAAGTATCAGTAAGTGCCCGCTTCCAATCAGAGAAACGAATGTAATAAATACGATATGAAGGACTAAGATATTGAATTTCTGTAAGGACATTGGCTGCCAATGTCGACTTACGTGTACCATTTCGGCCAAAGAACATCATGCCCTTACCGATGTTATCTCGGTTATTAGGGAAAGAACCTACACTTGCTCGTTTAGCAGAAACGTAATGATCGGTGAAATTATCTACAAATACTTGAGCGGCTTGACTAGCCATTACTCCCGTACGATGCGACTTGCCTTCGCTGGTTACGACAGGTTCATAATTAGCTAGTCGCATCCCTCTGAGTTTAATGGGAATATTGGCCTGGTCCCATCTTCCTACATAGAAATCATCAGGCATAAGCGTACTACTCACCATACTTTTTCTCCCACTCCTCTTCCATAAGATCCCATTTATCTTTGGATGGAACTTCTTTCAAGGAAGTAGCTATCCTTTCAGCATTGTACAAGAAGTCCTGCCAACCAGGGTTCTTTCCTCGGAAGTTCTCCTCCGCTATGTAACAGTTGATCATTGTCCTGACTGTATCAGAGTCTGTATGCGTCTTCCACTTGGCTAGAGCGCCTGCCAGAGCCCTTAGATTGACCATGCCGAACCCACTATACCAAGCGGCTGCGAATAACTTGTCCTGAAAATACTTGGCTAAATGATTTGAGTTATAAGACGCCTTTATGGGAACCTCCGGCTCTTCTGGAGATCCCCATAAGTCGTCCCATATATTTTGGGCTGTCATTTACTTATCCAACATGACGAATACGAAGTTCGATATCAGTAGGAAGTTCTCCATCATGCAATTGATAGATTCCCTTGCAAATGAAATCCCAAGTGTAAGAAACATTGGGTTCCCCAAAAGTTTCCTGGCAATCCTGTTCAGCACAGAACTTAGCGTAACCAAAATCATTGTATAGAAAATTACCTACCCAAGTAGGGTAATTGACATGAATAATTTCGTATACCCAGTTATTGGTCATGCATTTCCCAAATCATAAACTAGCTTCCGCATGCGCGCCAGAGTATCAGAGATAGTATTGCGGAGATTATCGTTCTCTGCTTCAACACTTTCTAGATACTCGTTATTAGTATCTCCGTTAGCCGCTTCATAAAGTTTACGGTACTCGTCGTCTGCTAGAAAATAACCGGACTCGCCGTCAATGGCCATAGGCGTATAAACTACGTTCACTTGTTGTTCTCCTTTTCAATAAGAATTTCAATGTAATGCTTAGCCTTTTCCAAGTCCTCTACGCCATTCTTCTTCCTCCAACGCAAGAGATACTTTACCGCAGATCCTTCGTAGAAATTAAGGCCAAAAATATCAATCACATCAAAGGGTTGCATACTTGCCCCCAGACAGTGATCTCCGCCTACCTGTTTAGGCTTCTTAAAGTCTTCCATTATTTATCCTTGGGAAATAGGAGTTTACGCATATCTTCATTATGCGTACGTTGAAGCCGTTTGCGCTGCTTAGGAGTCACCTTGAATCCCCACCCAGGGAGTTTCTTAGTGGCCCCCTTTTGCTTACGATAAACTTCGGCTTTTCTATAAGACTTAAAAGGATGCATTAGTTTTCCAAATATTGACGACAACGAGAGCATCCAAAATAAGTATGGTCTGCTCCACAATCACATTCTTCGTTGCCTTTTTGAAATAAAAGTGTAGGAACTCTATGTCCAAACAGTTTACAAAACCAATAGGGCCAATCCATTATTGCCCCAGGATTCGAGTAAATGCCTTAGTAATCAAATTAATTCCCTCAGCCAAATCTGTAAGATCCTTCTTACTTACCAAGATCTTATCCGAATCACCCCAGATGTTGTCTTCTGCCTGCTTCTTCGTAGGAGTAATCTCTGCAAATTCGCTGAAACCTTCAAGAGGAGTATCCTTAGTGATCTTCTGATCATGGATAGGATTCCCTGGAAGAGGCTCACGGAAAGGATTAGGACCAATCTTCGTGAACTTAGTACCTGCAACCTCTACGACAGTGCCTACAGGAAGGTCCTGAAGGGGCTTCTCAGGTTCCTTCAGAGTAGTAGGAGTACTAGGAGGTGTAGTCTTCTTAGCAGCTCGCTTACGAGGCGCTGAAGCCTTCTTTGTAGCAGGCTTTGTATCCTGGTCAAGAGAGGCAACAGCATCTTTCTGCGCTTCCTCTAGAAGGAACTTCTCTCGGGCTGCGCCTTCCACCATAATAGATTCCTCAGACTGATAACCATCAAAGGAATCAATCATTCCCTCAGAAAGATTGAATACCGGAAGGAGATTAATCTTCTTTGCCTCAGTAATGAATTCCATATCTTC